AACAAGATGCCAAAGCCAGAAATCGGTTCTGTAGGTTCTACTTTCGCTGAAAGTGAAGTGCGTCATCATGATGCATATTCACATTTGTTAGAAATATTAGGTTTAAATAATGAGTTTAAAAGCTTAAAAAAGAAACCAGTAATAATGAGACGTGTTCATTATTTAGAGACTGCTGTTAAAAACTCTAAAAGTGAAGATAACAAAGAGTTTGCAGAGTCTATTTTATTATTTTCATTGTTTATAGAACATGTGTCTCTGTTTTCACAGTTTTTAATAATCATGGCTTTTAATAAACATAAAAATGTTTTAAAGGGTATTTCTAATGTTGTTGAAGCAACTTCAAAGGAAGAGCAAATACACGGAGATTTTGGTATTGATGTAATTAAAATTATAAAATCAGAAAATCCAACTTGGTTTAACAAAGAGTACGAATTACTTACACAAGAATTGTGCAGAGAAGCATATGAATCTGAAAGTAAAATTATTGATTGGATTTTTGAAGAGGGAGAATTAGATTTCTTGCCTAAAGATGTAATAAATGAGTTTATTAAAAATAGATTTAATAACTCATTAGAGAGTATTAACATCGGGAAAGTTTTTGATGTTGATGAAAAATTATTAGCAGAAACAGAATGGTTTGACGATGAGATTATTGGGACAAAACACGGAGATTTCTTCGTAAAAAGATCTATCGCATACACAAAAAGAAGTAAAAGTATTACCAGTGACGACCTATTTTAAACTAAACTATGAGAAAAGACGTGTTAACTAGCCAGCAAACAGATCAAAAACTTACAAAACAAGATAAATTGGTAGAAGCAAGAAAATCAGCTTTAAATTCTGAAAAATCAAAAAACCAACCTGAAATTAAATGGTTGACGGACAATAGTCGTAAATTTTTAGAATCTGGATATCTTACTGAAGGAGCTACTCCTGAAGGAAGAATTAGAGAGATTGCTGAAAATGCCGAGAAAATTTTGAAAATAGAGGGGTTTGCAGATAAGTTTTATGGGTATATGGCTGAAGGTTATTATTCATTAGCTTCGCCAGTTTGGTCAAATTTTGGTAAAAAAAGAGGTTTGCCTATTAGCTGTTTTGGTTCTCATATTGCTGATGACATGGGAGATATTTTATTTACTCAATCAGAAGTAGGTATGATGTCTAAACTCGGTGGGGGAACTTCCGGGTATTTTGGTAAGTTACGTCACAGAGGAGCCCCAGTTAAAAACAATGGAAAATCTTCAGGAGCTGTACATATTATGCAGTTATTTGAAAAAATGGTTGATGTTGTAAGTCAAGGGTCTGTAAGAAGAGGTCGTTTTGCACCCTACTTACCTATTGATCATCCAGATGTAATCGAGTTTTTAGAAATTGGTTCTGAAGGAAATCCAATTCAAGAATTAACGCATGGTGTTACAGTTAGTGATAAGTGGATGGAGGAAATGCGAGATGGTGATGTTGCAAAAAGAACTATTTGGGCAAAAGTACTGCAATCAAGATCTGAGGTAGGATATCCATATATATTATTCAGAGACAATGTTAATAACAATGCTGCTGATGTTTATAAAGATAAGAAGCTAGAAATCTATGCAAGTAATCTTTGTACAGAGATTATGTTGCCTTCTAACGAAGAATGGTCTTTTGTTTGTTGTTTGTCATCTATAAATTTATTACACTATGATAAATGGAAAGATACAGATGCAGTAGAAACATTAACATATTTCTTAGACGCTGTAATGGAAGAGTTTATTACCAAGCTTGAAGAGTTTAGAGATTCTTCTGACCGTGATGATAAATTGACGTTCGACTTTATGGAGAAAGCATATACTTTCGCGAAAGAAAATAGAGCATTAGGTTTAGGTGCTTTAGGTTGGCATTCCTTGTTACAATCAAAAATGTTATCTTTTGATAGTCAAGAAGCTTTTAATTTAAACTCTGAGATTTTTAAAGCTATAAAAGATAAATCATATTCTGCTTCTGAAGAGTTAGCAAAACTATATGGTGAGCCAAAAGTTTTAAAAGGTTATGGCAGAAGGAATACTACATTGAATGCAATAGCGCCAACTACGTCTTCAGCTTTTATATTAGGACAAGTTTCACAAGGAATTGAGCCAATATGGTCTAATAGTTATGTAAAGGATATAGCTAAAATTAAAACAACAATTAAAAATCCATTTTTAGTTGAATTGTTAGAACAGAAAGGAATGAATACTGCAGAGGTTTGGAGAAGTATTCGTGATTTTGACGGATCTGTTCAGCATTTAGAGTTTTTAACAGATAATGAAAAAGATGTTTTTAAAACATACCCTGAAATAGACCAAATGAACGTCATATATCAGGCAGCTAATAGGCAAAATCATATAGATCAAGGTCAATCTATTAATGTTATGGTACATCCTGATATGCCAACAAAAGACTTAAATAATTTGTATATGACTGCTTGGAAGTTAGGTATTAAATCTATGTACTACCAACATAGTATGAATGCAGCTCAAAAATTTAAGCAAAAGAAAGAATGCGCAAGTTGTGAAGGATAATATTCCATCATAATGTTAATCAAGCAAAAAAACTCAACTATATAGTTGAGTTTTTTTGCTTGATTAACATTATGATGGAATATTATCCTTCACAACTTGCGCATTCTTTCTTTTGCTTAAATTTTTGAGCTGCATTCATACTATGTTGGTAGTACATAGATTTAATACCTAACTTCCAAGCAGTCATATACAAATTATTTAAGTCTTTTGTTGGCATATCAGGATGTACCATAACATTAATAGATTGACCTTGATCTATATGATTTTGCCTATTAGCTGCCTGATATATGACGTTCATTTGGTCTATTTCAGGGTATGTTTTAAAAACATCTTTTTCATTATCTGTTAAAAACTCTAAATGCTGAACAGATCCGTCAAAATCACGAATACTTCTCCAAACCTCTGCAGTATTCATTCCTTTCTGTTCTAACAATTCAACTAAAAATGGATTTTTAATTGTTGTTTTAATTTTAGCTATATCCTTTACATAACTATTAGACCATATTGGCTCAATTCCTTGTGAAACTTGTCCTAATATAAAAGCTGAAGACGTAGTTGGCGCTATTGCATTCAATGTAGTATTCCTTCTGCCATAACCTTTTAAAACTTTTGGCTCACCATATAGTTTTGCTAACTCTTCAGAAGCAGAATATGATTTATCTTTTATAGCTTTAAAAATCTCAGAGTTTAAATTAAAAGCTTCTTGACTATCAAAAGATAACATTTTTGATTGTAACAAGGAATGCCAACCTAAAGCACCTAAACCTAATGCTCTATTTTCTTTCGCGAAAGTATATGCTTTCTCCATAAAGTCGAACGTCAATTTATCATCACGGTCAGAAGAATCTCTAAACTCTTCAAGCTTGGTAATAAACTCTTCCATTACAGCGTCTAAGAAATATGTTAATGTTTCTACTGCATCTGTATCTTTCCATTTATCATAGTGTAATAAATTTATAGATGACAAACAACAAACAAAAGACCATTCTTCGTTAGAAGGCAACATAATCTCTGTACAAAGATTACTTGCATAGATTTCTAGCTTCTTATCTTTATAAACATCAGCAGCATTGTTATTAACATTGTCTCTGAATAATATATATGGATATCCTACCTCAGATCTTGATTGCAGTACTTTTGCCCAAATAGTTCTTTTTGCAACATCACCATCTCGCATTTCCTCCATCCACTTATCACTAACTGTAACACCATGCGTTAATTCTTGAATTGGATTTCCTTCAGAACCAATTTCTAAAAACTCGATTACATCTGGATGATCAATAGGTAAGTAGGGTGCAAAACGACCTCTTCTTACAGACCCTTGACTTACAACATCAACCATTTTTTCAAATAACTGCATAATATGTACAGCTCCTGAAGATTTTCCATTGTTTTTAACTGGGGCTCCTCTGTGACGTAACTTACCAAAATACCCGGAAGTTCCCCCACCGAGTTTAGACATCATACCTACTTCTGATTGAGTAAATAAAATATCTCCCATGTCATCAGCAATATGAGAACCAAAACAGCTAATAGGCAAACCTCTTTTTTTACCAAAATTTGACCAAACTGGCGAAGCTAATGAATAATAACCTTCAGCCATATACCCATAAAACTTATCTGCAAACCCCTCTATTTTCAAAATTTTCTCGGCATTTTCAGCAATCTCTCTAATTCTTCCTTCAGGAGTAGCTCCTTCAGTAAGATATCCAGATTCTAAAAATTTACGACTATTGTCCGTCAACCATTTAATTTCAGGTTGGTTTTTTGATTTTTCAGAATTTAAAGCTGATTTTCTTGCTTCTACCAATTTATCTTGTTTTGTAAGTTTTTGATCTGTTTGCTGGCTAGTTAACACGTCTTTTCTCATAGTTTAGTTTAAAATAGGTCGTCACTGGTAATACTTTTACTTCTTTTTGTGTATGCGATAGATCTTTTTACGAAGAAATCTCCGTGTTTTGTCCCAATAATCTCATCGTCAAACCATTCTGTTTCTGCTAATAATTTTTCATCAACATCAAAAACTTTCCCGATGTTAATACTCTCTAATGAGTTATTAAATCTATTTTTAATAAACTCATTTATTACATCTTTAGGCAAGAAATCTAATTCTCCCTCTTCAAAAATCCAATCAATAATTTTACTTTCAGATTCATATGCTTCTCTGCACAATTCTTGTGTAAGTAATTCGTACTCTTTGTTAAACCAAGTTGGATTTTCTGATTTTATAATTTTAATTACATCAATACCAAAATCTCCGTGTATTTGCTCTTCCTTTGAAGTTGCTTCAACAACATTAGAAATACCCTTTAAAACATTTTTATGTTTATTAAAAGCCATGATTATTAAAAACTGTGAAAACAGAGACACATGTTCTATAAACAATGAAAATAATAAAATAGACTCTGCAAACTCTTTGTTATCTTCACTTTTAGAGTTTTTAACAGCAGTCTCTAAATAATGAACACGTCTCATTATTACTGGTTTCTTTTTTAAGCTTTTAAACTCATTATTTAAACCTAATATTTCTAACAAATGTGAATATGCATCATGATGACGCACTTCACTTTCAGCGAAAGTAGAACCTACAGAACCGATTTCTGGCTTTGGCATCTTGTT